ATGGCAGGCAACACATAAAATTAATGTGATTGACCTTGACGGAAATGAATTTCAATGCTACCATAGTGACATTGATCATGTATGGAGTGAAAATTGAAGTACAATGAAGGTGAGATCCTTAAGGAGATCTCAGATTATATCTCTAGCACCTACAGTGCTCACTACAGTAAGAATGGGATCCAAACATTAGATCTTATTGATTCTGTTGGTGATGCTGAAGCATTCTGTAGGTCTAACATTTTGAAATATGCTTCACGTTATGATAGGAAGGGTACAACACGTAAGGACATTATTAAGATTGCCCATTACGCTATTCTCCTTTGTCACTTTAGTGACAAGCAAGCTAAAGCAGATCAGATTAACGCTAACAACCCTACACCTTTCTCAGTAGATTATGACAAATAAGGTAATCCTTTCTAGAAAAACACTTGATGTACTCAAGAATTTTTCTACCATTAACTCTTCTATCGTATTTCGACAGGGTAGTACAGTACGAACTATTAGCAATGCAGAAAACATTCTCGCGAAATTCACTGGCGAAGAAGTATTTCCTTCTGACTTCGCAATTTATGATCTCAGTCAGTTTCTTAGTGGTATTTCTTTGTTTAATGATCCTCAATTGGAATTTACCAGTAGCGATTTTGTTAACATCCGTGGCGGTCGTCAGTCTGCTAAATATTATTTTTCGGATCCAGAGATTACGCTAAAGTCTGCACCAGAAAAGAATGTGAAATTTCCTGGTTCTGATGTAGAGTTTAATCTTTCTGCTGATGATCTTGTAGCTTTACAAAAAGCATCTGCAGTTTATAGTTTACCTGATCTTACTTTTTATTCTGAAGAAGGTTCTGATCAAATTAAACTTATCCTTAGGGACAAAGAAAATGATACCAGTAATACTTACGATCTCACCGTGGCAGGTTGTACTACTGGTACCTATTCTCTTGATCTTAAGATTGAAAACATTCGTGTATTACCTGGTGATTACACGGTTAAAGTATCTCAACATCTAATCTCAGAGTGGGTTAATACTGATGTTGATCTAACTTATTACATTGCCCTTGAACCTAAGTAAATCTCTAGAGAATCTGAATGAGTAAAGAATTTTTATGGGTCGAAAAATATCGACCAAAATTAACAGATGACTGTATACTCCCACAGACTATCAAGGATGTATTTAAAGGATTCGTCGCTCAAGGCGAATTGCCTAATCTCTTACTTACTGGGACTGCTGGTGTAGGTAAGACCACAATTGCTAAGGCATTGTGTGAGGAGATTGGTGCATCTTACATCGTGATCAATGGATCTGATGAAGGACGCTTCCTAGACACCGTGAGGAACCGCGTAAGGCAATTTGCCACGACTGTCTCTCTGACCTCTGGTGCGTCCCACAAGGTGGTCATCATCGATGAGGCAGACAACACAACCAATGACGTGCAACTGTCCCTGAGGACTGCTGTGGAGGAGTTTCATGGCAACTGTCGCTTTATCTTCACATGCAACTTCATTAACAAGATCATCGAACCACTGCATTCTAGATGCACGGTTGTTGATTTTAGGATTAAAAATGATCAAGCAGTAAAGATACAAGGTGAGTTTTTTAATCGCCTTCAAACTATTCTTACAAAAGAAGATGTTAAATTTGAAGATAAAGTTTTGGCTAAACTTGTTAGGAGGTATTATCCTGACTGGCGTAGGCTTATTAATGAGTGTCAACGCTATTCTGCTAGTGGATCCATTGACTCAGCTATTCTTGTTGATGTTGCTGATGTTAATCTTGATAGTTTGCTTACGGCATTAAAGAAGAAAGATTTTACCACAGTTAAAAACTGGGTAGTACAACATATGGATAATGATCCTACGATGGTAATGCGTAAGATCTATGATAGTCTGTATGATGTATTGAAACCTTCTTCTATTCCTGAAGCAGTTTTAATCATTGCCAAATACATGAACAGTATTCCTATTGTTCCTGACCAAGAGATCAACCTGTTGGCATGTCTAACAGAAATTATGATGAGTTGTGAATTCAAATGATTAATGAAGAAAAACAAAAAAATCAAGTCAAGTCCAGATTCTATTACATCTTTTGGGGTGTAGCAACGGTATCAGTTGTACTTGGACAAGTATATGTTGGTTCTGGATATAGATCATTTGCTGGTGCATTGAATAGAATTTTTGATACTATTGAAGTTGAAGTTGTTGACAAATGATTAAGACTACACCTGATAATGTGAAAGAAGCAAACGAAGCTCTCTTTCATGCTACAATGAACTTGCCTGCTGCCGCCAAGCACTGCGGTATGACAGAGCGTGAAATGAAACACATCTTTCGTGAATACCTAAAGTACCATGCCCCAGACTTTGAAATCCCTGAAAACACCTTTAAGATATCCCGGGGGTAAGAGTCGTGCCCTGAGTAAACTCTTTCAGTACATTCCTGACCTAAAAAATTATACTGAGTATCGTGAACCATTTGTTGGTGGTGGTTCTGTGGCATTAGAAATTGGTAAACGATATCCACACCTAGATATTTGGGTGAATGATCTTTATGGACCACTCTATAATTTCTGGAGAGTTCTTCAGGATCAAAGTGATGAGCTTCATTGTGAGTTAGTGCAACTAAAGACTAACCATCCAGATCAAGCATCAGCAAAAACTTTATTCTTAGATTCTAAGGAACAACTAAATGATGATTCTACGTCCGATGTATATCGTGCTGTGTGCTTTTACATTGTTAATAAGTGCTCTTTTTCTGGTCTCACAGAATCCAGCTCCTTCAGCAAGTCAGCGTCAGATAGCAATTTCTCGATGCGAGGCATTGATAAACTCCCTGAATATTCAAGAATGATTTCTAAGTGGAAGATCACTAATCTATCATATGAAAAACTCTTTAGCGACAGCAAGTCAACCTTCGTCTATCTCGATCCCCCCTATGAGATCGGATCAAATCTATATGGTAAGCGTGGAAACATGCACAAAGGATTTGACCACGATCAGTTTGCTAGGGATTGTGATCGTTTTATCTCTCCTCAACTTGTATCGTACAACTCGTCCCAGATAATTCGAGACCGCTTCAAGAAGGGGTGGACAGTTGCTGAATTTGCACACACTTACACCATGAGGAGCGTGGGGTGCTATAATACAGATCAAGCAAAGAGGAAGGAGTTAGTCCTTTTAAATTATGAAGTGTGAAGTCAAACTCTACGTTGCTGGTAAGGTCTTCACCGAGGAAGTCCATGCTCGTAACTATCAGGAAGCACGTGAGGTTGCCCTGGCACGTAACCCCAATGCTAAAGTCATGGGTGTCAACGCTAAGTTATGATGTGGAGACTGTGGGCGAAAGCACTTGGTCAGAAAGAGGGTAGAGACGAGAAAGAAGCAGATAAGATTGCTATCATCAGAAGTCTTATTATGCTTCAGTTGGTTCTGACTAACCTGTTTATTATATCGGGAAACATTTTATTATTTTACATACATTTTAATGGCGGAACTCAAGGACTACCTGTACAGCATCAACCAATCCAAAAAGAATATTGTCAAGGATGACACAGAGGCGGAGAAAAAATATCCGCCTTTTATTGTAAACAAATGCCTGTCATCTTTCATCGATAGTATTCTCTATGCCAATGAGATGAATAAGAACCCTCATCTAGACAAGAGATTACAATATGACTTTTTTATAAATAGTGTGAAGCCACGGAAACGTTTCACTCCTTGGTTACGTAAAGAAACTCTTGAGGAGTTGGAACTTGTAAAGCAATATTATGGTTATAGTCATAATAAAGCATTAGAAGCTTTGAACGTTCTTACTAAAGAGGAACTTAATTCCATAAGAAAATCATTGAATATAGGCGGCATGAAATGAATACAGATATTGAAGTAACTTGGCAACCCTTCGATATGGTGGAGGTTACCTTGGGACAACCCGATGATTTCCTTAAGGTGAGAGAAACCCTTACACGTATCGGTGTAGCATCCAGAAAAGAAAGGAAACTATATCAGTCTTGTCATATTTTACATAAGCAAGGTAGGTATTACATCGTCCACTTTAAAGAGTTGTTCGCTCTTGATGGAAAGAATACAAATCTTTCTTTGAATGATCTACAAAGACGTAACAGAATCCTCCAACTTCTTTCTGATTGGGGATTGGTTTCTGTTGTGGACTACGAAAAAATTACTGACGTTGCGCCACTAAATCAAATTAAAGTCTTGGCCTTCAAAGAGAAGGATGAATGGACACTTGAAAGTAAATACAATATCGGTCGTAAGAATATTGAAGTATAATCCGAATTCAAAGGTAGGGTTTTACCACTCTACCTTTTTTGTGTCTTGGTTAAATAGTATTGGATGCCTTCGGGGTCCATACAAAAAATCTCGCTTATTAAGGAGAATACCATGACAAACACTTGGGATCTATACCTACCCCATGCGGTGGGTTTGAATGACATGTTTCGTCGACTCGACTCGATGTCTGCTCATAATAAAAACTACCCCCCGTACAATTTAATCAAACATGACGCCAGTAATTACGAAGTTCAGCTCGCTCTTGCAGGATTTAAAGGAGAAGAGATTGAAGTTTCTACTGAATCAAACATTCTCAAAGCTGCCAGCAAAACTTCAAGAAAAGATTCTGATACAGAATATCTCCACAAAGGAGTATCACGAAGATCTTTCTGTAGCACTTGGCAACTCGGTGACGATGTTAGAGTTGTGGATGTAGACTTTACCGATGGTCTCCTCTGTATTTCTTTAGAGAAAGTTGTACCCAATCACCAAAAGAAGACAGTGTATAACATTGGGGAACAGGTCTCGGATAAGCAATTGCTGACAGAATAAATATTGTCACAGGGTTGCTTGCCAAC